GAACATTAAATTATTTTGATAATAATGGAGATGCTAAAACTGAATTTACTGGATCTATCCCATTATCTTCATCAGGTTCATTTACAGGAGCTGCAGGTACGGCATTTGCTACGATAACAGGAACTTTTTATGAAAATATAGGAACAGAAACCCAAGGGTTAGTAGCGGATAATTACACAAATTCTATAAATTTATTAAACAATAAAGATTTATATAATTACAATGTTATTACAGCCCCAGGTTTAACAAGACAAAGTCATGCATCGCCTTTAACAACATTAGTAAATAATTCTCAAACTAGAGGAGATAATTTATCCGTTATAGATTTAAGAAATTATAGTTCAACTTTAGCTACAGTAACAGCGGGAGCTTCAGCTGTAGATTCTTCATATGCAGCAGCATATTGGCCATGGTTACAAACATTAGATCCAGATACAGGGCAACAAGTTTGGGTACCAGCTTCAACAATGATACCAGGAGTATACGCATTTAATGATAGAGCAGGAGAAGCATGGTTTGCACCAGCTGGTTTAAATAGAGGAGGATTATCCACAGTATTAAGAACTGAAAGAGCTTTAACTAATGGTAATAGAGATACTTTATATGGAGCTAATGTAAACCCAATAGCTACATTCCCTAACACAGGAGTAGTAGTATTTGGACAGAAAACATTACAGAAAAAAGCAAGTGCTTTAGATAGAGTAAATGTTAGAAGATTATTAATAGCTCTTAAAAATTACATTTCTCAAATAGGAGATAATTTAGTATTTGAACAAAATACAATAGCTACAAGAAATAATTTCTTAGCACAAGTAAACCCATATTTAGCAAGTGTACAACAAAGACAGGGATTATATGCTTTTAAAGTAGTAATGGATGACAGCAATAACACACCAGATGTTATAGATAGAAATCAATTAGTAGGACAAATATATATCCAACCAACAAGAACAGCTGAATTTATATACTTAGATTTCAACTTACAACCAACAGGAGCTACTTTTGATGGTGCAAGTGGTGGAGCAGGATATTAAAAATTAAAGAATTAGATATTTATAACAAGAAATAAATTAGAACAACATGCCAGTATTAGATCCAAACGAAATATTTTTCACCGCCTTTGAACCAAAACAAGCGAATAGGTTTATCCTCTATATGGATGGTATTCCAAGTTTTGTAATTAAAGGATTAAGTGCAATATCAGTAACACAAGGTGAAGTAATATTAAACCATATCAATGTTTTAAGAAAGGTTAAAGGTAAAACAGTATGGAATGATATTACAATGACATTATTTGACCCAATAACACCATCAGGCGCTCAAGCCGTAATGGAATGGGTAAGATTACATCACGAATCAGTAACAGGTAGAGATGGTTATTCTGATTTTTATAAAAAAGATTTAACTTTAAATGTTTTAGGACCAGTAGGAGATATAGTTTCAGAATGGGTTATAAAAGGTGCATTTGTTAAAGAAGCTACATTTGGAGATTATAGCTGGGATACAGAAAACGAAGCAAAACAAATTGAAGTAACTCTAGGAGTTGATTACTGTGTATTAAATTTCTAAAAAAAATTTACCCCTCCTTAAAGAGAGTTTGGCTATGTCAAGCTCTTTTTTTATTTTAATATGTATAATAAATTTAAGTTATGGCAGAATTCAAGTTACCCACAGAAATAGTAGAATTACCCTCTAAGGGTTTAATATATCCTGAAGATAATCCTTTATCTAGTGGTAAAATCGAAATGAAATATATGACGGCAAAGGAAGAAGATATCCTTTCAAATCAGGCATATATTGAAAAAGGGATAGTAATAGATAAATTATTACAATCTTTAATTGTATCTGATATTAATTATAATGATTTAATTATAGGAGATAAAAATGCTATTATGGTAGCTGCCCGTATTTTAGGATATGGTAAAAATTATTCTTTTATGTATAGTGGAGAAGAAGTAGAAATAGATTTATCTATTCTAGAAAATAAAAAAGTAAATGAAAAAGATTTTCCTAAGGGAAAAAATAATTTTTCATTTACCTTACCTACAACCAATACAGATATTACTTTTAAACTTTTAACTCATAAGGATGAACAGAATATTAATAGAGAAGAAGAAGGATTAAGAAAAATAAATAAAAATCAATCTTCAACAGTTTCAACTAGGTTAAAATACATGATTACATCCATAGGAGGGGATACGGAAACAAAATCAATAAGGGAATATGTAGATAAATTTATGCTAGCCCAAGATTCCCGGGCATTAAGAAACCACATCCAAGAATTTCAGCCAGACATAGATCTGACTTTTTTTCCCCCAAATGGAGAAACTCGAAGACCCATCCCAGTTGGTCTCAACTTTTTTTGGCCTGACTTCTAATCAAGCTTTAGATTTTAGAAAAAATATATTTAAACAAATTCACGAAATAGTATTTCATGGTAAAGGTGGCTATGATTGGTATACTGTATATAATATGCCTACATGGTTAAGAAAATTTACTTTTAATGAAATCAATGAATTTTATAAAACACAATCTGAAGAAATAAAAAAATCCCAGGAAAAATCAAAAGGTGTTAAAAACGTTCTTCCTGCTAGTGGTAAAATATCTCCACCTAAATTTAAAACTCCATCAAAGTCCTCATATAAGTAAATATTTATAATAAATATATCTTAGATGGCATTAGGAGACAATTTAAAAGATAGCGAAGAAATATTAAACAATATTAATAAGGCTGCCGTAGAGTTTGAATCTACTATTAATGCTATTCAACAAGCTTTAAAAAATGTTTCAAAAGAAGAAAGAGATATAGCAGATATTTTACAAGTTTCATTAGATACAAATAAAAAATTAAAAGCTTCTGCTGCTACTTTAGCTGAATTAAGAAAAACAGATCTTACTAATAAGGGAAAAACAGCTAAACTTGTTAAAGAAGAATTAAGATTTCAGGGACTCCAATCTAAAAATAAGGCAATCCAAGCAGTTCTTCAGGATAGAATTACAAATGCAGGAGAAGAAGAGTTAAAAAATTTAAATATTTCGGATGAATTATTAAAAGACATTAATGATAGCTCTGAAGAAATAGCTAAGAATTTTAATGAAGTAAGTGGTGCTACAGAAAAAATAAATAAAGCAGCTAAAGGATTTGATAATATGGCTGAGGCTTTAGGATCTCTTCCCGGTATAGGTCCTCCTCTTTCTAAAGCATTTAAAGGTGCAGCTCAGGCTGCAAGAGATGCGGCGGCAGCTGGAAATGGTTTTGCAGCTTCATTATCTGCAGGGGCTTTACAATTAGTATCATTTAAAGCCATAGGAGCTCTTTTAGTTGGTTCTTTATTTGCCGCGGATAAAAGAACAACGGCATTAGCTAAAAATTTACAAGTTTCAAAAGATGAGGCAAGAGAAATAAATGCTAATTTTGTTGAAATTTCTCAAAATAGTGGTAAAGCTTTTTTAAATGCTAATAATTTAGCAGAAGCAACAGGAGAATTAAGTTCAAATTTAGGAGTAGCTAATCGTTTAAGTAATGATTTGTTAAAAAATCAGGTATTTTTAACTAAACAATTAGGGTTATCAGCTGACTCAGCAAGTGAATTAGCAGGATTATCTGTATTACAGGGAAAAAGTGCAGATGACACTAATGAAGAAATAGCGGATCAAGTAGCCGAATTACAAAAAGAAACAGGTATAGCACTAAAATTAAATGATGTATTTAATGAAGTAAGTACGGCAAACGCGGGATTAAAAGCTGCTTTTGGATTTAATACTAAATTATTAGCTGAACAAGTAGTAAAAGTTAAACAATTAGGTTTAAATTTATCTCAGTCTGCTAAAATGGCTAACCAATTATTAGATTTTGAATCATCCATATCATCAGAATTAGAGGCAGAATTACTTACAGGTAAAGATTTAAATTTAGAAAGAGCAAGATCATTAGCTTTACAAGGTAAAAGTACAGAAGCAGCGGCTGAATTAGCTAAACAAGTAGGAGGTACTGCAGAACTTTCCAAAATGAATGTTATCCAACAAGAAGCTTTAGCTAAGGCTATGGGTATGGAAAGAAATGAATTAATTGAGTCTGTACAAAAAAGAGAAATATTAGCCCAATTAGGAGCAAATAGTATTGAACAATTAAAAGAACAGGGTAGACTAGATGAATTAAGAGGAAGTGCATTAGGAGAACAATTATTAGCCCAATATGAACAAGAATCTGCAGCAGCAAAATTTGAATCTGCTGTAGTAAAAAT